TTCCAGGTGTCAATACTACAGTAGATGTTAAGCCAGGGCAGACTGAAAAAGAAGCCGCTAAGTTTTTTGGTAAAGGTAAACCAGCAGAGCTTCATAAAAAAGCACGCAAGAACAGTAATGCACATACACTGTACAATTTAGGATTAACTGAAGATAAGAAAAAAGAAGACATGCCTAAAGATAAAGATAAAAATGATATTTCGGGATTTGATCCGCAAACAGCAATGGCTGTTAAACAACTAAGAGCAAAATATCCACATGCTGATAATATAATGTCAGCACTAATGGCACAAACAAATCAAACTTTACAAAACCAATACAAAGGTGATCAACGCAGAGACGAACAAGATAAGAAACAAGACGAATTAGATAAAGAACATTCAAAGAAGTTTCTTGACATGGAAATGAGATTATTTAATTTAATTAAAAAGAACAACCTCAAAGAGGGTAAAAGAAAATAGATTATGATAGTTTATATTGTACAAATGGAAAAGTCAAAAACAGCAGATTGTCATTCCGTTGATTACAGAGACGTAGACGAGCCACATAGATATGTAGCAGGAGTATTTACTGATTATAAACAAGCACACAAGGCAGGTGAAACAGAAGTTAAATGGCGACATGGAAGATACAATTATTATATACATGATTGTGTTTTAGATCATATTAACAAGAGTAAAATAAAATATGAAATATGCGAAGAAAATGCATACGGAGAACTTGCACCAGCATACAAAATTATAGATGTAAGAAACAAACTAAACAAATGAAAATAAATGAAATCCTAACAGAACGAAGGTATGATCCATCTAGTGAGAAAAAGCTCACAAAAGCCCAAGTGGCTCGTAACAAGCTCATGTCTAAACTTCCAAAATATGCAACGTTTAAAGGTCCAAATGCAGCAAATTGGGATAAAGAGTCAAACCTTGAAGCACAGGCAATGGATGCAGCTGGAAAATCTCCTGAAGAAATTTGGGCAGCCACTGGAAATTGGAAATACAATGGATTCTGGACACAAGAGATCTTTGGCGGCAATAGGGCAACATTTAAAGACGGTCCACACGATGGCACATTAGGAAGCCAGTTAGATTATGAGGAATTATATAAGGCATATCCAGCAATGAGAAACTACCAGTTTGATAGAGATTCTGAACAAAGTGATTCATCAGGATATTTTCAGACTCTAATGACCAGACCAACTGCTGATAACCCATCTGGACAGACTGGAGAGATTAATGTCTCAAAATTTAATAAGCCTAGTCGCAAGATGAAAGTTACCGGTCACGAAGGACAACATGCAGTTTCCGACAGAGAAAGATGGCCAGGAGGTGGAAGTCCACATAGTGCTCGAACTAAAGCTCTTGCAAACAAACTTGGCGTAACACCATACGAAGCGTATAGAATGTACTCCGATGAAATACTGGCTAATGTTGTAATGAATCGATGGGATATGACTGATGCCGAAAGAAAGGCAATTATGCCAGATGCGTCTGGTACAAGTCACATTATTACCTCTGATCCAGATGCAGTTAGAGTCGCATCTCCCGCCAATGGCGGAAAGCCTTATGGCTCGTTTGATAAAATCACACCAAACATGCATAAAAAAGGTAGAGATGATTGGGATGTATTCCCCAAGCCAGGTGCAGCTGAACCAGATGTACCAGGTACAGTCTATGGCAGAGATGCAAATGGTAAGAGATATGATGGTAAGAAAGTTGGTGACGTTGTATGGCCATTGAAGAAGACTAAATGAAAATAACTGACATATTAAAATTACCTACTATAGAAATAGGCGACGAGATACTTGTGGGTAAATTTAAAAACCGTAAAGCAACTGTAACTGGTTTTGCAGTAGATGACAACAATCAACCTGTGTTAAAAACAACTAAAGGCGATCAAAAGCTATTCAAACCTAGAATAGTTAAACTAATGGATAAGTAAAATGAATATAGAACTGAGACGTTTTCAGTCAACTCACCTTTTCCAATTAAGAAGTATACTAACAAAAGAAACTGCAGAACAATGTAACTTAGAGTGGCCATTTACAAAAGAGGTTGCAGAATCTTTCATTTCAAGTTATAATACATGGGGTATATGGATTAACGGAGGAATACTAGCAGGTGCAGTAGAAGTCAAAGAAGACTTTGAAACTGCATACTTTGTTAGCGAAAAGTATAGAAATCTAGGAATAGCAACAGAAGCCGTTAGGTTATGTAAAGAAGAATTTCCTGGCAAGCAACTTTGGTGTGTTATTAATCCAAAAAACACATACAGTTTAAAAGTAGCCAATAATGCAAATTTAAGAATAAATTTTATTAGTTAGAAGAAACATGTCAAATAAAAAATTTAATAAAGAAGAACTAAAAGATACACATGGTCCTATGAACAGTGTAGCAAAAGACGATGCTGAAGTCTGGGCTAATGCAAAAGTGGGTAAAGATTACGATGAAAAGCAAATACACCGTATTGCAGTCGCTAAAAAAAAGAAAGCAAAAACTAGTAGCAAAAAACACGACAGAAGTGTGAGTAAGCAAATACTAAAGAATATAGAGGAATAAAATGGATTATACAAAAGTAGATAAAGATGGCAACAAATTAGAATCAATCATGCCTGCTGCTAATCAAAAAATACAAGCAGGACATTATGAATATTGGTTAAAGCATCCAGAATACGGTGAACCAAGTGCAGAAGATATTAAATGTGAATTACAATTGTCAGCATTAAGCACAGTGGAGCCATTAAAATGGGAAATAGACTTAGGTTGGTTTAACAAAGAAATTAAAGCATATGATGATAAATGGGTTCCATATCTACGCAGAGAAGGTGTAGTAAACAATAGAACTGGATTATGCTTAGTAGGACTACCGGGAGATGATCCTTGGGATAGTTTAAGTATGCCTGAAGCACAAAGGCGCACAGGTCGTCAACTTAGTGAATGTGATTTTAACGAACCTACACAGTTATACAAAGACTGTAAAAGTTTACATCCACTATTAGATTATTGGAAGCCATTGGGCCGTACAATGATTGTTAACAGTGGCGCAGGCGGATGGTTCCCACCACACAAAGATGCACCTATGTTGACTAGGGATACATTTAGAGTATGTGCATTTGTGTCAAAGAATGTTGGACATGATGCATATGAATGGGTATCAGATGGACACACTTGGCCACTTAAAGCAGGTGGAGTATACTACATAGACACACGCAAAACACATAGAACACACAGTTGGAAACCAGATAGTATGCATTTAGTAATGAATATACCCAAAACATGGGAAAATGTTATGAAGTTAATGAGTGTCACACTCAATTACTAAGGGTTTCTAATCGAATTAGATAAATACTTGTATGAAGATTACGGATATAATAACCGAAGATGCTGACGCAGGAAGTACAATGGCAGGTAATGTTGCTAGTGTTTCTTTTCCTATGACGCCCGGAACTAAGAAAAAAGACGCTCGTAAGGCAGTTGATCCAAAAGGATACTTAGGTGATGGTAAACGCAAAAAGCAAAACATAGGTTATACCGAAGAAGTAAAGGTTATCAGACGATGAGAGTTGACCAATTAGAAAGCATTTATGCAAAAAACAGAGACGAGCCTATGAATCCTGAAGTATTAATACAAGGATATGGTAGACTTAATCTTAAACAAGTAGAGGCTAAGGTAGTATCTATGTTTAAAGAGATTGCACAAATGAGTGAAAACGGAGATTGGGAAAATGTTGAATACAATCTAAACAAAGGTTTAGTACAAACATTTATAAAAGCCATCAATGAAACCTATGAAGAATTAGAAACAATTAGAAAACGCGGCGGTAAGAACAGTCGTGGCATTAATAAGAGGTAACGACATGGATAATAACCACCCAACATATAAGAAAATTGATAATACTTTCAATCGTGTTATGGACGAAATTAGCAAATTTGAAAAAGTATTTCAGCCAGGAGGCAAATTAGAACAAGCTATAATGGAAATTGATGGTGACCCATCATCTTTATCAAGTATAGTACTTGCATTATCAGAGGCGTTTAATGCCTTAAGAGAAGGTAGTCAAGATGCATTAGATCATATAGACTATCCTAACGAAAACACAAAAACAGAATCAAACATTACAGAAGGCGTACTAGACGGCGGAGACGAAGATGGATTTATGGCTCGTAGCCAATTATACTTCCTAGCCAGAGATGCAATTAAATTACACGGTATTGTAAAAGACCAAGATGATTTAGCCCCATGGGTTTCAAGTAAGATTGCACAAGCTTCAAAGGATATGGATTCAGTTCGTCGTTACACTGAATACAATGCCATGAAAGCTGAAATCGAACCAGAAGTACATGCACACGAAATGCCACAAGAGATGCCACAAGAGATGAATGAAGGTACTATGATTGGCGGACTAATGAAATATGATGGTCAACCAGAAGGCGAATATGCAGACGCAGTAGCAAGATATAAAGAATTTATGTCTCAACCTCGTCCACCAAGTGAAGCAACAACTGATATGGTACAAGGCTTTATATTTGACGATGAGTTATTAGATAGCCTAGGCGAAGCTGAAGATGGCGGAGATGTACTTGATGTTAGATATATTGTTCAAAGCAGACTAGAAGATTTCTTTGGTCCAGACTTTGAACTAGGTGAAAGTGTTGTTTACGAAGCAAAACAAGATATGTGCCCAGAAGCATGTTGTGGAAAGCCTATAACAGAATGCAAATGTGGACCAGATTGCGAACACTGTGATTGCCATTCAAAGAACTCAGCAATGAACGAAGGCATGGATTTTGATGAAAAACGCAACGACGACTTAAAAGTTGTAGCAAAAGATATGTTTAAGAATGCATTAGCAAACGCTAAGAAGAAGGTGAAGTAATTATGTTTACTATGGCCCAATTTGAAAAGAACGAAGATAATAATTATCATACAGAAAATGGTATTGAAATGGCAAAACATTTTGGTACTGAAGATGAACAAAAGTTAATGTTACAAATTCAAAAAGATCATTATGCTCGTGGGCATATTAACCCAGATGAAATTGAAGCTCGTTCGGGCATAGTTAAAAAATATTGGCATATGTTAGAAAGCATTAGTGAAGGTGTTAGCGATGATGAAATTGCAAAACATTACAGAATGTTAAAACTTCCAAGCATGAAGTCATGGGAAAAACTAGTTAAAATGGGCCTTCCTAAACAAAAGGCTAATGAAGACGAAGGCTCAGGACATGATAGACAATATTATAGAGATCTAGACAAAGGCCAACTTAATCATACTAAATCAATGTTAATGAAAACTGCAGCTCAATTAGAAGTAGCAATTAATCAAAGATCAAAATTCAGTAGAGAATTAATGGGAAATGGCGATAAAGCCGGTACAGGCGATCTGTATAATATGTTAGACAAACTCAACAAATTAATTGAAGAGTGGGACAACGAAACAGAATTATACGGAATGTAGGAGAGCTATTATGAGATTAAGTAATTTAGAAGAAGGTAGTTATAATAACGCACCAGAACCAAAGAAAATGCAAGTAACAGTTGCAGATAAAAAAGCTAACACTGAAGCATGGAAACGTTACCAAGCAGGCGACTCTAGATACGAATTTAAAAATCCAACAACCGAAGCTGAACAAGAAAAAGCATTTTTAAGAAGAATGCAACCAGGACAACCAGACATTATAGAAGATGCTAAAGGCAGAGATGAAAGTGTAAAAAACATTGACGAGATTTTAGTAAAAATGGGTGCTGATGCTCCAAGCGATATCATTGCTGATATTATGCATTGGATTGATGCACACCCAGGTGAAAACTTAGAAGACTTAATAAGACAAGCTAATGGTTATTACAATGATGAATTAGACGAATCAACAACAGTAACTGAAGCAGGCGGATATTATACACAACCAGTATACGACATGATTAAACAACATGGTTATCCAAAAGTAATGCATAGATTACTATCTGCCTTAGATGCAGATGTAATACAAGATTTTATAAGCCGTGCAGATTTAGATGAAGGCAAAAGCCCACATAAAAAAGGTACTGCAAAGTACAAAAAGCACATGGCGGCAATGCATGCAGAATCAAATATTAATGAGTTTGGTCCAGATGAACGTTATATGAAGATCGGCAATAATACAATGATTGCAAATAAGAAAACAGGTAGTGTAAGCAGCACCTTAAGTTTAGGTGGTGATAAATCAGCAACTGTTAATAATCATCTTAACAAAGATGGTTCAGCAGGTAAAATTAGTGCAAGAGGAACAGTAAATGTATCAGGCAATCCTGTAAAGTTTAAAGCCAGTAACAGTATATCAGGCAACAACTTTAAAGGATCAGTGAGTGCAGGCGGAATGACTGTTAATGCATCTAAGGAACCAAAAGTTAGAGAAGCAGGTTCACCATGGACTACTACAGGCAAACATCCAGAAAAGATGACAACTGATGAACTATGGGATGAGATTGCAGTATTTGATCATATACAAGACAGAGGTGAAACTTTATCACCAAAAGATATGATGAGATTGGATTCATTGTTTAGTTACATGGATACCGCAGAAATGAACGAACAAATAAAACGCAAAGCAGATTCTATGATGGAATCAGCTAAGTTGAAAGAAAATAAAAACAAATAGGAGTATATTATGTTTAATTGGATAAAGAAGATGTTTGGCGCAGGCGCTAAAGAACAAGTATGGGTATCTAAGCCCAAAGTGGAAGTAAAGAAAACTGTTACTAAACCTATTGTTATTAAGCCAGCATTTAAAAACAAAAAAGAATTAGCAAAACTAACCAAAGGCAAGATGGAAGAAATCGGCAGAACGTACGGTGTAGAACTTGATAAAAGAAAAAAGAAAGATGCACTAGTTAACGAACTTTGGAAAGCAATTAAGAAATAAGGAATTAATAACATGCGTTTAACAAAACTATTCGAATACGACAATTTAGATAAAGCAAAAGCAAATATACTTGACCAGATTGCAGGCCTTGATGTAACTGATGAAGATCAAGTCAAAGTTTTAGATAAAGTTTTTAGAATTCTAAATAGTGAACAGTCAACTACTACTATAAATGCCGCATTTGGTAACCCAGAAACAGGACCTTTGGCTGATGAAGATTGGTCAGAGTCAGTTACACAGGGTCATATTTTAAATGTTGCTAAGATTATCAGTGATATAGACACTGACTATAATTCACTTATGGGTTTTTTAAAAAAATTAGAAAAAGGAAAAGCATTAGATGTTAGTGTTTTTGACAAGAAAGAAAGTACATTTCATGAACTATGTTACGGAGATCCAATAGCAGTAAAAGTATTGCAGTCATTGATGATGTACGGTAAGGATAAAAAACGAGCAGGCGCAGGTGAATTTGCTTTGGCTATGCTCAGCCCAAAAATTAAAATGGCACCAGGAGAAGGCGATTTACTGATAAATGGCGGTACTGTTGAATTAAAAGCAGAAACCTCCAGTGGCGGCGGACGTATGGGAACTAATGGTCCTCCTAGAGATGCACAAATTAAAGTCCTACAGAAGTATGCAGAACATATTCCAGAAATAGTAGCAGCATTCCCAGATGGGATTAAAGGAAAGTCAGCAAATGTCTCAGTTTTTGTAAAAGATTACCTCGATAAATATTTACCAGTAGGCGGAAAATCACCCGCAGGTGGAAATAATACACAAATTCGTCAAGCCATAGGAACCGAAATATTTGATCTTACATTTGGCAAGCCGTATGCAGATATTATGGGTAAGGCATTTGGACAACCAGATCCAACGGTATCAAAAAACGCTATGATTACACAAAATTATGAATGGTATAAGGCAAGAGATAACTTTTCATTATTTGTAGTAATGAGTTTTAAATCAAAAAGATTGACAATGATAAGAAAAGGCGAAGAGATGGCCGAGGCCTTTGCAAATGGATCATTAAGTGGTGGTAGTGCCTCGTTTATTCATTCTGGACAGCCATCAGAATGTTTTGCTCAAATGAACATTCCTTATGCAAAGTAAAGTATAATATGTGGGAAATAATTGAAAGAATGGCAACAGATCGTTTATGGGTATACACTGCTCTAGTAGGAAGTATATTCGGTGCATTGTTTGTAGCATATTTACGTGGAACTAGAATTAGTGCATGGGCTTTCAGCAAATGGTCAGCATTACTAAACTTCTTTGTTACACGCTATGGTTGGACATGGTTCCAACAAGATCCAAATGCTTGGAAAAAATTACACCCAGAACTTACTAAACGCATAGAAGATTTAGAAAAGCGTTTAGCATGGATAGAAAAAACTACCACACGAAAAGTAAAATAACATGAATCAAATATATCTGGTATGTACTCGTAGTGCCATCAGCGCCAGTGCATTAACTTACATAATCAATTCAAGTCCACAATTTTATAATGTTGTACACAAAAACTTATGGCTAGACGAAGCAGGCTCAAAGTTTAAAGATGCTACAGTAATAGAAGATTGGTGGAACATACCAAAGACATTTACAAATTTTTATAATCATGATGTAAGAAATAATGAGAATATAAAACTTGAAACATTGCAAACATTATGTAATGAATGGCAACAACTAGAAACAGGAAAACATATTGCATTGTTTACACATGCAACTAATACTGCAGATATAATGCAGTGGAGAAATGAACACAATCTTCCTATAACAGTAGTTACTACTATAATGGGTCCAGGATTTTATTCATATATGGATTTATTTCTAAAAAGAGAATACAGTGATGAGATGAATAAGTTTGTTAATGTGTTTGATACTTGGAAATACATATACAATCAATTTCTTGCAAATGATATTAAATGGTCTGCTCATACTGATTGTGTACTTGAAATGGATAATTGGTTAAATGATCCTGCTGTTGTTTATTCTAAATTAGCAATAGAATCTAACTACAATATGAAAGTATGGGCAGATGAATATAAGCAAGCAAACAGTTATAGCACATGGGATGTAAAAGTAACAAACACTGCTAATAGACTCAAAACTATATGCAACATATATGGAACATATGAAAATCTATTCCATACAAATCAATCAAAAAAGCTATTTGCAATAGCAACATACGATTCTGTTATGTCCTTTCAATCAGAAGATGACATAATAAATTTACAACAAATCGTAGATAAAACACAAAAAACCATCAGAAAACAATTGACTTTAGCGTAATTATAGTCTATAATTATAACTAATTAAACCTAGGAGAATATCTATGAGCATTACATTTAACCAAGACGACATCGCAAAACTTAAAACTTTAATACAAGAAGGTATTCAAGTAAGTCAGGAAGTGGAAACACTTAATGAAGGACTAAAAGATACAGTTAAGCATATCGCAGAAGAAATGGGCATTAAGCCAGCTATCATTAATAAGGCTATCAAAGTAGCATACAAAGGCAGGTTGCACGAAGTTAGAGATGACTTTGATCAACTAGAAACAATACTTGAAAGTATTGGACGACCTGATTAATGGAACAACGCAAAAAACTCAATGACAAGATAAAAGAACTTGACAGTACTAGGGTATTTAAAAAGATAACACCCAAGGGTGATTTATCTTGGTATGTCAAGTGGGCTTCAGTATTACTGATATTAATAGCAACAACAGCCAGAGCTACAGGAACAATACCACAAATTGATTTATGGTTTGGATTATTTGGAACTATAGGTTGGTGGTGGGTTGGTATGCTATGGCACGATAGAGCATTGATATTTCTAAATGGTGTGTTAGTTGCATTAATCTTTACTGGATTATTAAACTATTATTTTGGGGCGTAGTTTTGATTGATAAGATAAATTCAATTTGGGGCATAGATAATAATACAAGTGACTTAGGTAAGTTTACAGGTTACGAACACTTATACGATAAGTTTGACACTTATACAAAAGAAGTATATTACGCAAACCCAGAACAAACAATACAAGAAGTTTATGATTTATATCGTAGTGTAAACCTTGTTCCAATTACATACTTCACAGAACAAGGAATGATAGATGAGCTCAAGCACTTTAAAAGCAGAGGTTACAATCATGTTGTAGATAATGTACAAGGCTTGGGTAACAATGCTGGCTCATCTATTGGAAGATTTTTATTTCCTAATATGATGACTGCTGAACCAAAAGGTAGAGGGTCAAACAGTTTACGAGATAGATTCTTAGATGAGAAAAAACTTAAAAGAGCAATACGCATTTGTTTTGAATTCAGAGACAGTAACAAACTTGTATATCCAATGTCATTGAGAACTGCATTAGAATTAGTTACTGGAGAGAATGTTACTAACTTTAAAGCCCAACACGCCAGAAGTATTGTAGAACATTTGTGTCCTGTTATGTGGGGCAGAGTATATGACTACAGTATGGGATTTGGTGGTAGACTATTAGGAGTAAGTGCAAGTAATATGAACTACACTTATATTGGAACAGATCCTAACACAGAAACATTTGCTTATTTAGAATACCTAAATGAACTATTGGGTGGACCTGGAAAAGACAATGAATTATACTGTAGTACAAGTCAAGATTATCAATGCGAAGATATTGACTTAGCATTTAGTAGCCCACCTTATTTTAACTTAGAAAAGTACAGTGATGAACCTACACAGTGTATGGTAGAATTTGACAACCTTGATCAATGGTTTGAAGGATACGCAGTACCAACAATGCAAAACATATACAATGGATTAAACAGTGATGGTATCTTTGCAACAAACATTGCAGACTATAAAACATATGGACAAAAAGAACCTATCTTAGTTGTAGACCGTTGGATCGAAACTGCTGAAAAGATTGGATTCAAACATACTAACACAATCAAAATGTTACTAAGCACACGACCTGGTGTTGGTAACGATCGTAAAGAAGGTAGACAAAAGTGGGAAGGAGTATACGTTTTTGCAAAATAAAACGGCACCTACTAATACTTTTTGTATAAGTCCGTGGACAGAGGTCCATGTTGACCAGGAAGGCAGGATAGGATTTTGTTGTGTGCATAAAGGTTTTGTTGGACATATAAAAGATGTAAAGTTTAGCGATACATTTAATGGACCAGACTATAAATTAGCAAGACAACAAACACTTAGTAACATTTGGCCATCAGGTTGCCAACTATGTGAGAGCTCGGAACAGTATGCAGATTCTAGTATGCGTTACAACAACTGGATTCAATATGAATCAGATCTAAATAATAATGTAGATTTTACTAATCCAGAACAACAAATTAAAAAGTTTAAAGTAGATTTTAGTAATGCATGTAATCTACGGTGTACAATGTGTAGTCCACACAGAAGCACAGGCTGGTACAAAGATATAAAAGTAATTGAAGATAATCTAACTCAAGAAGAAGTAAGCCGAGTAGTTTTCAATCCAAAAAACAGAGAGTATGGGTTACCTATAAGTTTTATAGATGACAACTTAGATGTTATACTTAAAACAGAATTAATAGATGTAAGTGGCGGCGAACCTTTTTATATGCCACAATTCAAATACCTAGTTGATAAGTTAATAGAACATAACTACAAAGGCAAACTAAAAATAATAACAAATCTTACATTAGTTGACAACGCATACTTTGAAAAGATAAAAACATTAAATTCTACATTGGTTGTAAGTATGGATGGTGTAAATAATTTATACGAATATATAAGACCAAGCATACCGTTTGGCAAGTACAAAGGAACTGATATACAAGATAGAATTAAAAATTATAATCAACACTTAACGGTGTCAATTGCATATACACCACAATTAATGAATGTATATAACATAAGTGATTATATAACTTGGTTAGAAACATTTGTACCCAAGCAAGATATTGGATTTAATTTTAATAGCCCACTAACAGGGCCAAAATATTTAAGTATATCTGTACACCCAGATGTTGAATATAAAAATAAGTTAGCAGACGAAATAGAACAAAAGTTTGGAAAAGAATCAAGACTTAATATGATAGTAGATCACTTGAGAACACCACGTACAAAACAAGACGAAGATGACTGGAAATTGTTTTGTAAAACTATAGATATTCTTGACAAACACAGAAAAACAAGTATAATTAAGTATGTACCCGAACTAGAGAAATATTGGATTAAAGAATGAGCTACGTAGACGCACACCACGATAAAAACAAAGACATTGTACAAGTTGTAGAACGAATCAACGGCAAAAGAGAATTCAGAGAAATTCCTGCTAAGTACACATTTTATTACAAAGACCCTAAAGGTAAATTTACAAGCATCTTTGGTGAAAAGCTAGAACGCATTGTGTGTAACACAAGCAAAAAGTTTAACACGGAGAAAAAGATACATGGACACAAAGGCTTGTATGAAAGTGATGTAAATGTTATTTTTAAAACATTCGCAGAGAATTATGATCCACAATCAGTTCCAGAGCTAAATGTTTGTTTCTTTGATATTGAGACAGACTTTAACAAAGAAGTAGGGTTTGCTCCACCTGAAGATCCTTTCAATGCTGTAACGGCAATTAGTTTGCACAACAGTTGGATGAATACAACTATTTGTCTTGCTATTGGTCCTAAGACTATGACATTTGATGAGGCAGAAACTGTTACTAATAAGTTTGAGAATACTATTCTGTTTAACACAGAACGAGAAATGCTTGAAGCGTTTTTAGACTTGATTGACGATGCAGATATTTTAACAGGTTGGAACAGTGAAGGCTTTGATATTCCGTATCTTGTAAACAGGGTATCTAGGGTAATGAGCAAAAGTCACACACGCAAGTTCTGTTTATGGGATATGCTTCCCAAAGAACGAAAGTTTGAGCGTTTTGGAGCAGAGCAACAAACATATGATTTGCATGGTCGTGTACACATGGACTATATGCAATTGTATAGAAAATATACATATCACGAAATGCACAGTTATTCGCTAGATGCAATTGGTGAATATGAGTTAGGTGATCGCAAAGTAGATTACGAAGGTACACTAGATCAACTATACAACAATGACTTTGAAAAGTTTATTGCTTATTCAAGACAAGATGTTGACTTGCTTGTAAACTTAGACAAGAAGCTACAGTTTATTGACTTAGCAAATGTGTTAGCACATTCTAACACAGTGTTACTACAAACAACAATGGGTGCGGTTGCACAAACAGACCAAGCTATTATTAACGAAGCACATACTAAAGGCTTAATTGTTCCTGACAAGCGTTACGACAGAGATTCAACACAAGCCGCAGGTGCCTATGTTGCAACACCTAAAAAAGGTATGCACAAATGGGTTGGAAGTATTGACTTGAACTCACTGTATCCTAGTATTATTCGTAGTTGTAATATGAGTACTGAAACTATTATTGGACAAGTACGACACACATACACAAAAGACATGATTCAAAAAGCTCGTACAGTTGCTGAAGCATGGGAAGGAAAGTTTGCTTGTAAAGAATATGAACTTGTAATGGATAAAAACATCGACGAATTGCTACATTTAGACTTTGAAGATGGAACTAGTTTTGAAGCCACTGGCGCAGAGATATATGAAATTGTGTTTAACAGTGGACAACCTTGGATTATTAGTGCTAATGGTACAATCTTTACATACGAGAAAAAAGGTATTATTCCTGGATTGCTAGAGCGTTGGTATGCAGAGCGTAAAGAACTGCAAGCAAAGGCTCGTGATGCTAGAGCTGAAGGCGGAGATAAGTTTGCGTTTTGGGATAAGCGACAGTTGGTTAAAAAGATTAACTTGAACAGTTTGTATGGTGCGTTACTTAATCCTGGCAGTAGATTCTTTGACAGTAGACTAGGTCAAAGTACAACACTAACAGGTCGTTGTATTGCAAAACATATGGCTGCAGAGCTTAATAAGATTATTGCAGGCGAATATGATCATATGGGTAAAGCAATTGTATACGGTGATACAGATTCTACATACTTTAGTTCATATCCTATGCTTAAAGATCAAATTAAAAACAAAGAAATTAATTGGGATGTTGATACTATCATTAGTTATTATGATGCAATATGCGAAGAAGTAAACAAAACATTTCCTGGTTTTATGAGTAGGACATTTCATACTACATTAGACTTGGGTACAATTATTGCAGCAGGTAGAGAAATGGTAGGTAGTGCAGGTTTGTTTATTACAAAGAAGCGTTATGCAATGTTGGTAATTGATAACGAAGGCAAACGAGAAGATGTGGACGGCAAAGCAGGTTATATTAAAGCAATGGGCTTAGATCTAAAGCGTAGTGATACACCACCTTGGATGCAAGACTTTTTAAAAGATGTATTACTTGAAGTACTAACTGGTGCAGAAGAACAAGAGATACTTGATAAAATTATTGAGTTTCGTAAAGAATATAGAGAAAAGCCTAGTTGGGAAAAAGGTTCTCCAAAGCGTGTTAACAACCTAACTTCATACAAAGGTAAAATGTCAAAGTTTGAAAGAGAACGCAAAGTAGCACACAACAATAACAAAACAACTGCTGATATTAAAAAGCCGGCAATGCCAGGACATGTTACTGCTGCACTTAACTGGAATAAGTTAAGAGAGATTAACAGTGATAATTATGCTAATGAAATAGTAGATGGCATGAAAACTATTGTTTGCAGACTAAAAGATAATCCACTTGGAATGACAAGTGTAGGTTATCCCACAGATGAAACTAGACTTCCACAGTGGTTTTTAGACTTGCCGTTTGATGATGATCATATGGAAAATGTAGTAGTTAGTAAAAAATTAGAAAACTTACTTAGTGTGTTAAAGTGGGATTTAGATAAGGCAGCAGCTAAAAGTAATTTCAACAGTTTGTTTGAGTTTTAATATGGTAACTCTAGGACACGATATACAAACAAAAATAGATAAAATTGTCGAATGGGATAAGCGACATGGTGGTCCATACGACAGAGGTGGAGCCGATAGTTACTACAGACGAGGTTGTAGACCACACTATTATGTAGATGGAACACATAATAGTAATAGAGTTGAAGAATGTGATATGACAGATGCAGAGATTAGAGCATACGAAGCCGGTTATCTTGACAACGAAAACGACGGTGATTTCAAAGATTGGGGCTAAAATAGCCTAAAAAAACCAAAATAAATTAAAATAAATTTAAGACCCTTGTTACATAAGGGTTTTCGCGCCGGCTAAAAGGTTGACAATACCAAGAACTCTTGTTATAATATATACATATTAAACAATAAAGGAAAGATATGAAAAACTCTAAAGCATTTTTAAACAGTTTTAAGACAAAATATATGGTTACAATACGCCCTATTGATGCAGATTGTTCACATGTTGATAATGTTTATGTAAAAGCATTTGGCTTACAAGACGCTATGAACAGAGTAGATGCAGCAGTTGATCATTTAGAGTATGCAGTACAAGATATTATACCAGCAGGACATGATTTGTTTGGAATTGAAGAAAAATGCTGTGATAGAGTATCAGTAAAAGATATTGGTATTGCTAATGAGTTTTTTGGTATCACATTTAACTAATATGAAAAACATAATAATAGCAGTAGCGATAACATTTGCAATTATATTTGCATTCATTAGTAGTGTTGAAGCAGGTAAGGTAAGCAAATTAGAAGATCAAATAGAAGCACATAAACTGGCAATGACATTTGCCAATGATGCAATACATACATTTTATAATCAAGTGGAAGTAGCAAGCAAATGATAGGCGAATTTATTAGCAGTTTTATTACATGTTTTATTGGAATCTGGGTAGTGTTAGGTATACTAACTTTGTTTTCATTTATTTTTGGTTAGAAAGGTTGACAAACAAGTTGACTTATGTATAATATTAAATATACGGAGAGTAAAATGGTAAAAGATACAACAAAATTAGTTGCATATATTAACTGGCTTAACGCCAAAGGTCAAGCAATGATGGAAGACGATCCTCATTTGTGGGTAGGAATGTTAACTACTGATTTAGACCATTGGGCAAGTTATGGAATTACTACTCCAGATCAACTAGGTGAATACCTAGATGCACAGTCGGGAGACTTTTAGATAGAATTTTATTAACAGTAAACTTAACTGTTAAAAAGGGGAAAAAATCACTTAAATACACTAGTGGTTAAGAAATTAATTGCTCTGATGTGATCGCAGAAGCAATGACGAAGAATTTAGTCGGTCACGTAAAAATAAAATATAGGAGAAAACTATGTTAGATAAAATCAAAGGTGCCGTTTCAGGTGCTATGGATATTGGCGTAATGCTAATTGGTCTTGCTATCGTTCTACAAATCGTATTCGGTGGTTCTGTTCCTTTCTTAGGTGGCGATGTAATCGGTACTGTAATTGGAATAGTTGGTCAACTAGGTGCAGCTGGTCTTACTGGTCTAATCGCTGCAGCAGTGTTGTGGAAGTTATTTGATCGTGACTAAATGTAAAGTTTTTTCAATTTACTAACTAAACCCTTGTATTACAACAGTTTTACAAGGGTTTTTTCTTAATAAAAAGGTTGACAAAAGCAAGAGTTCTTGCTATAATATAACTATATTAACAATAAAACGAAAGGTACTAAATGTCAAAAACAATGCAATGGGCGTGGGATAAAGCAGAAGAGAAGCTAGAAACTACAATCGACAGAGTAAGACTTGGACAGTTAACTCAAAGTCAAGCAGTAAAAGAACTTGAAGATGCACATGAGGCCTGGGAGTTAATGGGCTTTGAAACTATCACAGATGTAATCGACTATATGGTTGATGAAGTACAAGTAGAAATAACAGGAGCATAACATGACCTCAATTAAATCAATTCTAAACTTTATAATGAACGGCTTAACAATACTAGGCATTACACTTGTTGTATTTGCATCAACAATTTGGCCATCAACGCCAATTGCGGCAGATACTACTGGAGAGTTTCCACATACAGAAGTAGTTAACTCGCAGACATTTTTAGAAGACAAACAAATTGATCTTGAACTTTTTTCACAAGACGATTTTGATTGTTTAGTTACTAATGCGTACTTTGAAGCACGAAGTGATGGGTATGCAGGTATGTATGCTACAAGCCTAGTTGTTATGAATCGTGTATTAGATTCTCGTTATCCAGATACAGTTTGTGAAGTTGTTAAGCAAGGACCAGTTCGTGAAAGTTGGAAAACACGAGACAATCCAGATGTTGCTACAGAAGATCGTATTTTTTATCCTGTACGAAACAAGTGTCAGTTTAGCTGGTACTGTGATGGAAAAGCAGACAATATGTATAACGAACAGTCGCTAAATACTGCTAAATCAGTTGCAACGATTGTATTAACAGATTTTGCTAACAAAGGCACAGTTGATATCACAGAAGGATCAACACATTACCATACTATTGCAATTAATCCTTATTGGGCAAATAGTCGTGGAATGATGAAAGTAACACAAGTAGGAACACATGTGTTTTACAAATGGAACTAATATGAATCCAGGAGATTTTAAAGAAGCAAGGTATACTGAATCTGATTGGTTCAGTACCTTCACATTGGGACATGATGACCCTGGTAAACGAAATTGGCTAGACGAAGGCGAAGAAGCATATACAAAAAGAAATAACAAACTTTTTAATACACCAGTAGGGTGGACAAAAGAAAGTGTAGAATATCACATCAACAAATGGCGTTATAGAGATAAAATAATTCCTGCTTCCGGACAAGCTGCAGCATTTGGTGATAGTTATACATTTGGATATGGAATAAATAATCCTTGGCCTAGTATGTTAGGTGTTGCTAATCTTGGACAAAACGGTGCAAGTAATGATCAAATAGCAAGACTGGCAGTTACATATTGCAAAACATTTAAACCAAGTGAAATTTATGTATTATGGACATTCAAGGTAAGACGAGAACATGTTTTAGAAACTGGCGGATTAGAAAAGTTTAGAAACTTCAGTGAAGATGACATTAAGGCTGAATTAATAAATCCCACATGGAGAAGTGCATATACAAATTTAAGTAGTGACGCAATAGATCATCACAATTACCAAAAGAATAAACTATTACTATGCAGTTTTTGTGATGCAAATGGTATTAAGTTACATCAAAAAGAAATAACTGACTTACCAAAGCAAGGATTTTCATTAGCAAGAGATAACGATCATCCTGGAGAAGATTGGCATACAAATATGGCGGGTATCATATGCGAGGCATAAGATGTCCACATATATGAAACAATACGTAGGAGAATATATGTTTGATCATTGGCTAAAAAATCACCAAAATTTGGGTGGTTTTCTTGCGTCTAGTTATGTCGATTGGAACATATTACATTCACCTTTGCATGATATAGTACACAAGCTAGAACAGTTTAGACAAGTTCCATTTGAAGCAGTACTGGATTTTAGTGATGCAGGTATTACAGACAACTCAATGGAATACAGAGACATTGTGGAAGATGCAAGTAAAATATTTTACTTGTGTGAAATGATTAACTACAATGAACTAATATTTCACCCACAAATACTGCACGAGCCTTGGAACAAACGATATAGAGTACACCCAGGAAGTGGTAGACTTATGGCATTATGGTTGTGTGGATTTGAAAAGATTAAAACAATTTATATACACTTTGACGAGCCTGGATTTCAG